AGCGGACAGAGGGGCCCCAATACTTTGGGCCCAACTCTTGCATCTGCTAGCATCTACTACCCTTGGCACCTCAGAAGTGAGCGGTTGCTTATTGGATTCTGTGAAGAACCTCAAGAGCTTAGCCCAACCTGGGATGTTTCGGGAATAGGATGTGGACTTGATGTCCCACGTTCGGAACTCGCGCTTTTGAAGGCGTTTATTCGTCCGTGTGACGTTGGGTCGGAGTTCGTCCGGTACACAACGCAAAGACAGCACGGGGTGAATCCCCTGTGACGTCTCGGGTAACTTGCCATACATGGCATGAAGATGCTCGACGATATAATCGTAAGCGTTATAGTAACCACCGTCGTAAAACGCGTTCGCGTAAGCGATCCACGATGCGAGGTGGCTGGGGCTGAGGTGACGTGTCCAGACTGTCCGTAAACGGACAGGAGTGACTGGTGTGCCAGCAAAGGCATCCATGCCACATGATTCCCTAAAGGAACCACTGGTGCAACTCTTATCGCTGTTCACGGCTAAACCGTACGACGACAGGAGTGAGATTGCGCGATCCGCGTAAGCGGTTGGAACAATCACATCATCACCATATACATAAATGCACTTGCGTGCATTCGTGTCAGTTATACCAGAGTGCAGGATAGCCCAGACAACAGTCGCTAAAACGGGGAAGCATAACGCTGACCCCATCGGTGCGAACTTTCTGAGCTTAAGAATCCTGCCATCAGGCAGAACAGTCTGCAGAGTCCTACATCCAAGAAGGTAACCCACCAAGGGTTCCGGGAATAGTAGGCGAACAAGACCAACAGTGACCCGATCGCTAGCCTCTTTGAGGTCGAGAGTGGCATACCTACCACTTCGACTGCCCGCAAGGGCAGCATTACGATTAGGCTCTTGGTCAGTGAACCGAACACTATCACGCGTTAAAACGTGGTGTTCGATATGCCGTACGATAGCTCGGCTCAGTCCCTGCTGAATCCATTGGAATTCCTTTGGTTCAGCCGAGATTAAGCGCGGCCCGCGAGAGTCTTTCGGCACGAGAATTACTCGTGCAGATGGCTCTCCGGATCCAAGAGATTGAATCTCTTGGACCGAGTCAGCAACAGCTCCCAGTGACGCATAAAAGAAAGCGTCAATGGGATACAGGCAACTCAGTCTGTCAGGTATATCCCCCCAACGGTACTTTTCCCAGGGGCGCTCTTTGCCAGAGACGCCGCCGGGACCGTGACGGGGACATATGTCTGAGGGATCAAGGGTCGAGAATAGGCGTTTAAGTAGACGCCTGGCCCTGCGAATGACACACGCGTGCTCGACGGGTTTTACTTCCGTATAAGCATGTTCATCATTCTCCAGCATGTCGGCTATAGAGCCGAATAGCTGGTCGTACGAATAGACGTCTTCTTCAGTCTTGACAAACTGGAGAACGACGGCTTGTTCTTGATCTGCGCTGCTGGGAACCCTGTACTTGTAAAAAGGGTACAGGATCTGCCTAAGCAGCCGGACACATTTAGTGCATGGTGCAGGAAGGAGCGTCCCATTAACGGTGAGCACTCTCTGAAACAGTTCCCCCAAAAAGATGGGCAACTGACTTCCGGGCTGAGTTTTAAATCTCAGCTTAGAAGCGTTCAGTGGAGTGCCATTGGCGAGAGCCTTGTCAAAGGCTTTACCAAGACTTGGTAGGGTTTTCGTTAAGAACCCAATTCCTTCCAAACGCGCGCGCCGAACGACCTTCTCGGTCGTGAGGCGGAGTACGCGTTTCGTAACTACATCAGGCAATGACATACTCGCGTCAGCAAGTAGCGCGGTGATGATACTAATTTCATCTAGGCTTTTAGAGGAGTCCATAAGGATGTCCTTCCTAGGCCAACACGCCAACTACTGATTCCTAGCTATCTACCACTATTACGTCTGACCCAAGCTGACCGCTGCTAAAGCGTGCTCAGTTCGGCTAACCAGACGCCCAGTCCGCGGCAAGACAATCGTCGCGGAACTGGAAGGTATGGAGGAGACAAGCATCCGGCCGCCCGGAAACCCGCCCTGTTCGAACGCATACTCACGAAGTAGTAACGCCGGCCTAACTGAGATGGCATCTAAAAATACGATGCGTCCCAGGCGGACTAAGCGTTGTTCTACAGTGAGCTGTATGCTCTGCAGGGTGAGTCCCGGTAAACCGAAGCTTAACCCCCATATATCCTGATGAGTGAGTGATCCGACATTAGAGTCGGACATATCCCTCAACTGCATCGAGACTGATACGGAATCCGTGAACGTTTGTACTTTGTTCATAGATTGCATCCCCTAGTAGTGAGACTGAACCCATTGCACGACCCAATAAAACAGGTCGCGCAGGAAGGTCCAGAGAACAGATGACCAATGGATAATGTGCATAACACAATATGGGACGTTAAAAACCCAAACCTTGTTACAGGTCTCCGTTGATCAGACAGACAGCCCCGTTGCCAGTGCAGTCGTAGAGTATGGTCGTGGACGCCCCTAAAGAGGCGCAAAACGAAACCAGTTCTGCGAGTACATTCTTGGCCTCGGCAGTGGTGGACAGATTCCCCACGGGGATATCCATCACAGTGTAACCACTGACCTTCACTGGGTTTCCATCGGCGCCAGCGACAACTTTGTCGAAGCGTACGAGAGAGCGCCTACGAAGGGTCTTCCCGCTACCCGTCTCTTGATGTTTAATCGCAAGACGATGCGGTAAGTTAGGAGTTTCGGCAACTTGCACGAACTCCGTACTATTGGCGGTCGGATTGGAGCGCCGAGCGAACTCGACTTCGGTGCCCGCACTGTTCTTAACTTCGTTGGTATTTAGCGTGTTGACTAACATGTTGTTGTATTATTAACGAACGTTTCGGTCTGACTCAGTCCCCAGACCTTAGGACGTGTTTTCCACTATCTCCGAATGCGAACAGCAAACAGAGAGTAGAGAAGGCTAGCCTCACGTTGAGACAGCCCGTCGGCAGCAGGCCGACTAACCAAGTCCGGAGTGAACGGAACGCGTTTGTACGCTATCTCGTGCACTCTGGATGCAACTGCTCGTGAATCATGGCCGGTGTCACCCTCCGCGATGTTAAGTTCGCAAGTGATGGTCCGGTCCACGAGTATAGACCACGAACAGTCATGTATGACTGTGGTGAGGTTGACGTTGCGTAATTGGAATTTAGCCAACCATGTATTAACATGGAATAACCAGTCCAACACGAAACTCCATCGGATTGCGTTCCAGATTATCTGGGGATTAACATTTAACCCCAAACGATCTAGCAGCACATCCAACGCGCTTAGCTCACGTTCGGCGCCGACTATGTCATATGAGTAGTCGAGAGTCATCGTAAACCGTGCATTCTTATACTTGGTGGTGCGGATCTGACTCCAACTCCCCTGAGGATGCCAAGAAGGCAGACCCCAGAGTGGTACAAAGTCAAACGTATCCACCCTATCAGTATATCCGTTCCCAATGGGGCATGTATAATGATGCCGTTGGGGAATGCCTCGTCGGGCGACAAGCTCTTTCAGCTGCCGTCGACACTCGCGGAGGGCTTTATCTATGCCCATTATATCTGCGATAAGAGGCCCAATGCCAAATGCATACTGCAAATGGACATCAGACGCACCTCGGACCCATCGTCTGAGTGTTTTACCCCCCGGGAGACCAAACCTTTTTAGTAAGATAAGGTCCCGATTGAGGGATTGCACTCTTTTTATGGTATGGGGTAAGGACTTAAGATCACGCAACTCAAGAAGAGTGTTGATCAAAGATAAGTCCGGTTTAATATCCGGTAGCATGGCTGCAATGCCACGAACCCGGAGATCATACAAGTCCGGAGGGTCCGCAACGGTGCGGTGACCCCCTGGACCTGATCCATACAACACAGGAAGGGTATGGGAAGAGAAATCCCCCCCAGTTGGTTCCTGTAACGGTCCGAACACACTATCAGGCCAGAACCAGTTTAAGTTCGGCCCCACGTTAACCTCGAGCCAGTAAAGGCCGGGGTCCGGATCGCCCTTCAGGCGATACGACCTGGATACATCACGGAGTAACTGACAGCCTATTTTGTAATGGCTGCAGTACTTTTCGTGACTGCCAGCAACGTCCGACTCATGAGTGAGCCACTCCCCGGATTTATTATAGCCGGGTAGAGAATGGTGCTCAGTTATATAGTCAGAGCTGAAGGAACTAGTCGGC